CCCTTGAAAGAAACAGGCTTCTCATGGATTGCCCAATTCTGGACTGCGCCAGAGTTACCATCGTAAATATAAGAACCATTCTTCTTATTGGGTTTGTCCGTGGTTGAAACCCTAGTCCAGCGATCGTGAACTAATTGATCAATGATCAAGCCATGTTGCTCTGCAAATTGTTGAAAGCTCATTTCTTTTCCTTCATTTCTGGCTGAGGGATGCTTGTTTTCCTACCAAATATTTCTTCCCAGTTTTTATCAAATTGTTCTTTATTAGGAATTGGGCGAGGCTTATCGCCTTTACCATTGTCACGATAGTTATTACTCATTTTTCATTCCCTCCAACATTCCACCAATAACTGCCATCAATGCTTCGCCAGCAATTACACACCAAAATAATGTAAAGTAAATTGACGGTGCTTCAAAATGGTCAAGCAAAAAGTAAGTTAATAAATAAATCATAGCAATCCATCCTCTACTTGTTGAATTCGTTGTCCTATCCAGTTCATGCAAGGTACAGCCATTGAGTTTCCCATAGCTTTGTAACGAAGACTATCGGGAGATTCACCCTTGCCACGCCAAGGGATATTAGTGTAGTCATCAGGAAAACCTTGGAGTCTTTCGCACTCTACTGGGGTAAGTCTTCTGACTGCCATATCATTTGCAATAAATGTTTGAGCGTGATGGCTTTGAACAGAAGGGCGAAGGGCTTGAAGGGCTGGAGTAACATCTAATTCTGTTGCACTAAAGTTATTTGCCTTAGCATCTTCCCGAATAGAATAAGCAACTCCTTGCGTGGCTGCACGATCAAGCGTATACATTACTTGGTCATCGCTCCAACCTTTGCCATTCTGTGCCTTGTCTCTGCCAGATACATCTTGGATAGCAATAGGCACATTCCCACCGCCAGTTCCCCAGCGTGAGGTGACAGTCTGGCAAATATCTCCCATCTCTTTGACTCGAGAATCTGCTGGGTGCGTTTCATACACAACAAGATCTGTAAACTGTTTGTAATCACGGGCTTTAACTGTGCTTGCCAAAGGTTCATCTCCATATTGAGAATGACTTTGACGATTAAAGGTTACTCTCGATTGATCGTGGCTTCCAATGCTTCCTGAAGTAATGGAGGCAGAACTTTTCCTCTGACCTCTGCTCGTCTCAAGATGCCTTGACAAGCAATCTTGCTCAAAAAGTGTTTTTGCGGGACGCTCCCAGTCTCCAAGATGTCCGACAACAAAGACTCTCCGCCTCCGCTGAGGGGTGCCTCGGAAATATTGAGCGTCAAGCACTCGGTATGCGAACCCATACCCGAGTTCAGCCACCGCCCCGAGGAAGGAACCAAAATCCCGTCCTCCGTTTGAACTGAGCACACCGGGGACATTTTCCCAAACAAACCATTTGGGTTTGTAGTGATCAAGAATTCCAGTATAGACAAGCGTGAGGTTACCTCTGGGATCAGAGAGTCCTTGTCTAAGTCCTGCAACTGAAAACGCTTGGCACGGTGTTCCTCCAACGAGTAAATCCAATCTTTCTGTTCCAATGTTCCACTCCTTATATTTTGTCATGTCACCAAAATTAGTGACTGTTGGGTAATGATGTTTTAATACTGCTGATGGGAACGGTTCTATCTCTGCATACCCAAGCGCTTTCCATCCAAGTGGATGCCACGCTACACTAGCCGCCTCAACTCCACTACATACTGATAAATAATTCATCTGATTTTCCTCATCATTTGTCTAATATCATCCTTCTCGGGATGTTCTTCTAATTTCTCTTTTGCTTTAGGTATTCCCCATCTATTTGCGTATCCACGAAACCATCCAGCTAAATATTCCATGCGTTCTTGTGGGGTGTTTACTCTAAATCTTTTCCATGGGTCTCTCTTCATGCCACCTCTTTAGCTTTGGCTTTAGAGTAAGCAATCATTCTGCTTTTAATCCAGCCCATCGTCTTTGCCGAAGTTGGCATTGGTTCAACCTTAATTCCATTGGGATATACATCAAACTTCTCCCGATACTTTACGGCTGCCCATCCTTCTTTATAACCTTTTAGCTTTCCGTAATACATCAACTCTGCATAAAATTGTTTATTGTCTATTTGTAGTTTGCGATTGGACTCAGCCAACTCTTGAAGAGTTCCTGGAATTGTGATGACTTGTTTTAATGGACGCTCATAGCCACACTCACCGCAGATATTCCCAAATGTCCAAAGAGCCTTACATTTAGGACAAATAGCTTCTTGTTTTTCTCTTTCGGTAGGTTCTTTCTTAGCTTTCTCGCCTTCCTTCTCAAGAGTCTTTACCCCTACCGTGTAAAGTCTGTCCCAATCATTGCGAAAACGAAGAAAGTTCCCCGAGTGATCTAGCCAAAGACCAAACTCTTTACCATCATGGGGACGCATAACTCTACCCATCTGTTGCACATGGGATGAGAATGATTTAGAAAATGGACGAGCAGATACCCCAATCATGACATCGGTAACATCAAACCCCCGAGTCAATATGTCAGTTGCAATCAAGCCATGAATTTTGGTGTCGGGTTTAGAAAACTCTTCAATGGTCATTCTCTTAAAGTCATCATCTTCTTTGTAGGAGATGGACTCAAAATGATATCCAGCTTCAGCAAATCCTCTAACTAAATCTCTTCCATGATCTACGCCCGAACAAAATACAATCGTTTTGCGTGGCCCACCAAATACTTCATGAGTTTTTTTAATCCATTCGTTGACTACATCTCCAGTAATCGCCATGCCTCGTTCGGATGTGTCTTTGGCTGACCACTCTCCAGCAACCTTATCAACACCTGTCATGTCAATTTCTTTAGCTACAAATACCTTAAGTGGAACTAACCAACCCTTTTCCACCAAGTCTCCAGTAGGAGTTGCTCCGACTACATGGGTGTAGAGGTCTCCCAGCCCTTTGGTAAATGGAGTAGCAGTTAATCCAATGACTCGAATGTGTGGATTGTCCTTTAGAAACTCAACAGTCTTTCTACGCATGATATGGCACTCGTCAATGATGACAAGATCAATATCTGGGAATGACTTTCTGCGTTCTAATGTTTGTGCGGAACAAACTTGGATGCGTTCCATTGGGCGCTCTCGCCAATGTCCAGCTTGCATTACTCCATGTTCAATTCCATATTTAGATAATCGTGCGCTAGTCTGGTCGCAAAGGACAATGCGGTCAACAATCATTGCCGCCTTCTTATATCCTTCGGAAACTCTTCGCATAATCTCCATCGCAACTTCGGTCTTACCAAAGCCTGTGGATGCGTAAAGAAGTTGACGGGTATGCCCGTTCTTAAAACCCTCTTTTATTTGTTCAACAACTTCTTGCTGATGGGGGCGCAACTCTAACAATTTCTCTCCTTATCTGTCAGGAAACCGCCTGATGTCGGGTGGGGAAGCATCCTTCTTAGTCTGAAATCTCTAAGAGCCATAGAGCTGAATAGTGTCAGCCTCCCCGTAAACTTTTACTTCTGTGCTTGCTTCTTCCAATAATTCACTTGCTTAATCAACTCTGCATTTTTTGATTGATATGAATCTCTTGATGCAGTCAAACCTTTTACTTGTGCCTCTAAACTTTTAATTCTCTCTGCTTGCTCTTCAATAATACTTTGAGCTTGTTTTTTTTCTTCAGGAGTTCCGTCCATCAACTTTACTGCAAGCTTTGCTTCTAGTTCTTCATTGCGTTCTGCAATAGCTTTGAACTCGGTAGCCATTTCTTCCAGCTTCTCTTCTTTTTCATCATACTCTGGAATTTGGTCTGCAACAGTTTCATCTCTGCTACCAATTTTCTTAGTATCCATAACATATTCTTTATCGCCACGCTTAACGATTCTTTGCGTTGGAACTTCATCGCCATTGATTTCTTTGCGAAGTTTTCCAACAAACATAGACGATACACCACATTGATTTGCAATCTTATTATCGGGCCATTCATTCCATTCAAAGTCTTCCAATAGAACCATAACCGCTTTGCGTTTATCAGCGTTAGATCTGCGAAGTCCATGCTTGTCATTGGCACTTACGGAATAGAGAATTGCATCTCTGCGAGTGCCTTCTTTGATGTCTGCTTCAATGTCCGCAAAGCCAGCACCCTTATGGGCAAAATAGCGATGCCAGCCGTCTGCCAAATGATATTCTGTGCCATCGTGAAAGACTGTTACTGGCGGCATTTTGCCACCTTCACGGATCACTTCTGTGTATTCTTGAACTACTGTTTCGCTTACTGCTGCACGGGCCTGAAGACCACTATCCAACTTAACTTGCGTTAATTTTAATTTCATAATTTCCTCTTTTTGTTATTTTCTACTTTTATTATTACTGATGATACTAGTAATTACTCTTATTACTTCTAAAACTGTCATTACCCATTTGGTGGACACACTCCGCCCTAGAAGTGTGCCTTTAATTGTTTACCCTTATCGGAGCCACAACACTCGCCAGTCGTTCGTAGAATCGGCACTAGCTTCGCCACCGATATTGCGCTCTTACATCTACTTCCCCAGTAGCGCTTGTATTTATTCCGCTGGTGTTTCTATGCCGTCCAGAATAAACCAAAAAAAAAGTTTTAGAGGAAGCTTTGTGCTGAAACGGCTTAAGAAAATATCCTCACGAAACTTTCCTAAACCCACAAAACTCCCTCTAAAACTAATTTACGAGTGTTTCAGTCCTCAATGTTTAAAACTATACACTACTTTTTTAAAAGGTGTAAAGAAAAAAAGGGCGGTCACGCAAAGGAGATAAGCTAGCCGCCCAAACAGAGGAAATACTTATGAAACATGATTAGTATACTGTATAAATAAACAGGATGTGCCTAATTTTTAAGCGCATCTATAAACGGTTTATAGATAGCTAGGTGCTTACCCTAATATAACCTTTACCATTCCACCAACTTCTGTTGTTTTTTCGATAGTAATTTTTTTAAAGCATTTGTCATCAATCTTTAACGCAAGGCACATACCATCCAATCCAGCCTTCATGCTGGCTAGTAAATTATCTAAGTCGTAATGGCGCTTACTAGGCGGGGTGAAGATTAAATGTAATTCTGTGTATTCTTTTTTGGGAAGCTGTTGTTCTTTTGTTAGGTAAAAACAAGCTTCTTTATATTCTTTTACTGCCTTAGCTTTTGTAGCCCAATGGCTTTTAACATTTGGCTTGAGAGGCGATAAAGGCCAAGGGAATACTAACATAGGGTTTTCCTTATTAAAAAAATATTTGCAATACTTGCAAGACAACCATTAGAATCTATTGTATAGTTACAAAAACAGCGGTAAATATAAACCAAATTAACAGAAAGAAATATGATTATTACCAATCACTACGGGCTTCCGCAGACATTTGTTAATGTCGTTGAACGCCCAACATACACCAAGGGCAAAGCCCATATGTCGGTTACTGAATTACTCAGCAGCCCACAAATTGTCCAGCTTAAAGCCAGGCACTCCCAGGACATTGAGGTAGATGTTACCGACATGATCTGGTCTATTTTTGGCTCTGCCGTTCATTCTATATTAGAGCAAGGCAAGGATGCAAATCATATCGTAGAACAGCGCCTACACGCAGATATTGATGGCTGGCATATCTCAGGAGCGATTGATCTTCAGATTGTGTCAGATGAAGGCATTGAGATTAATGACTACAAGACTGTTAGCGTATGGGCTGTAATGAACGAAAAGCCTGAATGGGAGCAACAGTTAAACATCTACGCATGGTTAGTAGAAACGGTTAAACAAGCCCCTATTACCAAGATTAAGATCGTAGCCATCCTTAAGGATTGGAAGGGCGCTGAAGCTGAAACTCGTAGTAATTACCCAGCAAAACAAGTTGTCACAATTGACATTCCTATTTGGTCTATGGAGCAAAGAGAAGCTTTTATTAAAGAGCGTATTCACCTTCATAGCGAGGCTTTATTTGCCAACGACACTAATGAACCGCTTCCTGAGTGTACCCCAGCGGAATGTTGGGAAAAGCCTACAACCTATGCAGTAAAAAAAGATGGCGGTGTGCGTGCCAAGTCTGTTCATGCCAGTTTAGAAGAAGCTGAAAATGCTTTATTAGAAGCTGGCAAGGGCTACAACCTTGAAGTTCGTAATGGAGAAAGAACCCGTTGCGCCAAATATTGCGATGTTGCTCCTTGGTGTCAACAATATAAAACCTATTTGGAGGAAAAATGATTGAAGCTTTAGTAAAACCCACTCGTTTGGATAACGATATTGCTGTTATAAAAATTCTTCAGTTGATGGGTCAGTTAAGCCCTAGCGACATTAAATATGTCTTAAAACTGATTAACCAAATTTATGATGCCATTGAGAAAAAAAATGACTAACTACATGGAAACTATTCTCAAAGCCATTGAGATGGGAAGCCTTAAGACTGGTGGTCTTTTGTTTCCTGAAGTGGCTCACGATTCTTGGTGCGCTATGCACAAGGACGAAGCCTGTAATTGTAGTCCAGAAGTATCAGTAGAAACGGAGGATGGTCTAATCATTTTAAACAATGATGGTTCTATTAAAACAAAGATTTAAAGGAGGAAGTATGTATTTAAATAATGGGAAAGTAAAGATTGGGTCAGCTTACTTTTTAAACCCACTAAGACCGAAGTATGTAGAGCAAGATAAGGATATGCTGTTAATTCAAAAGTATCTTATTTCAGATCCAAACATACTTAAAAAAGAGCATTTAATTATGCGGATTTCAGAGTTGTTTGGAGCATTTATTTTGTTAGTTATTTTATTAAAAGGTATGTCATGAGCGTATATAAGAAGCTACAAGAAGCACGAGTAATGCTTCATAACACCCAGCTTAACAAGTCGGGAAAGAATAAGTTTGCCAACTTCAATTATTTTGAATTAGGCGATTTTATCCCACAGGTAACGGACATCTTTAACAAGGTTGGTCTTTGTGGAGTTGTATCGTTTACTAACGACACAGCTTATCTGACAGTTCATGAAGTCGAGGGAGATGGGTTTATTACCTTTACTTCTCCACTAGTTTATGCCAGCGTGGAAAAGACTCAGCCTATTCAAAATCTGGGCAGCACACACACGTATTTGCGGCGCTACCTCTGGCTGATGTGCATGGAGATCACAGAAAATGACGTGGTTGACTCTGTTGAGCCAAAAGCGCCAGTTAAATTTGTGTCCACCATAAATAAACCCACAACTGCCGAGATTAATAAAAAGTTAAGCGAAAACTTAGCAACTTATACCGCACCAAAGCCGACTACTGGGCCTTGGGCTTTATCTGTATCTGATACAGAAGATGTAAGTGCATGGATGGGTGCATTGGAAGCTGGATGTGATGGACTACTGGCATTAGCTGTTAGCGCAGACGATGTAGCAACTATTTTTAAAACCAATCGTTCTGTATTTGACAAAGCAAAGTCTTTAGATGAGACTGCTTATTCCAAAATAATGGAAAAATTTACCGCAACAAAGAAATCTTTAACTAAGGCATAAAAATGGAATATTTAAACACTGGTGGTTTATTCGTATCAACTGTTCGCAAGACTGAAAAGTCTCCTGATTACTTTGGAACTATCAAAGTAGATCGTAGTTACTTAAAGTTTTTAATGGAGCAAACTGATGCTGATGGCATTGAAATCAAACTTGGTGGATGGAAAAAAGAATCTAAAACAGGCAATCGTTTTATTTCTTTATCAGTTGATACTTATGTCAAGAAAGACGAGCCAAAGCCTGCAACTTCTGATAAGGATGAGTGGGACATCTAATGGAAACCAGTCAATTTGAAGCTAGAAAAATAGCCTTAAAACAGACTAAAGAAGGCCATGTACTTAACCTTGCCATTCACCCTGACGAGATACCCGATGAAATTTTGCGGGATTTCGTGGGGGCAAGGTACATGGTTGTTATGGTACGCCTAGCAGACTCCGAAGCTCCAATGATTAGGAGTGAGGAATATGCTGGTACCAAATTAGTTAAACAGGCTGGGATGCTATGCCGGGATCGTAACTTTTGGGATTATTTGCTCGAAGAAGGATTGATTTTTGAGCGCAAAGAAGAAGTTGCGGTTGAGTGGTTATGCAACTACTTAGATGTTGTGTCTAGAGCAGAACTTAAAACAAATGAGCGGGCACAAAATCTTTTTGAACAATTAAATAGAGAGTATCAAACATGGAAAAATTAATTCCTTATTGCTTGTATTTGCCAGAGGAGCATATTAAAAAACTTAAGAAAATGGCTAAATCTCGCAAAGCTTCTGAATTTGTTAGGAATGCGGTAGTAATGGCTATGGACAAAACCGATGAGTTCTCTAGTGGTTATAACAAAGGACTAACCGATGCTTGCGCCATTATTAACGATAGCAAGGAAGCCAAAATGATTGCAGTAAAGAGCAGATATCTTTGTGATATCTTGGGTGACCAGATTCGTAAATTAAGGCACGAACCAAAATGATAATCCCAGATTCTGAACGAGTAATTGATATCGTTCGTGAGATAGAGTTGATTTTTAATAAAACCAATGCTGTTTACCATGAAACTTTTCCAGCTGCTTTATATCTTGCTGTTGTCTCTGCCAATGAAATGGGCATGGACAAGGAATCTTTTTTAAAACATTGTGAAACGCTATTTGATACCGACAAATATCATCATTTAGGAGGATTGCAATGAATGATCAAGACCGAAGAGATTGTTTAGCCATGATGCTGACCGTTGGTTTTGCCATGAAAGGTGAAATAAATCCAAAAGCAATATGGGAAATAGCCGACATGATTGTTGAAGCAAGGCAACCTAAAGAAGAAGCTGGGATAACTGCTATCAAAAGAAAGGTAAGAAATAAATGATAGAGCCTATCCCTTTTGCTGGAATGATAAATATCAATGAACCATCGACTAAATACTGCTCATCTTGTATGCGTTATAAATCATTTAGCGATGGAAAAATTGTTGAAACTGCTAATAAAAAGATTAAGCGATTTAAATGTAAAGCCTGTCTTGAGAAAATTAGCGCCCGTCAATACGAAAGGATAAAAAAATGATTAAGAAGTTGTTTTGCATATCTGTTTTCATAACTTCCATAGCCAATGGCGCAGGTGTTATTGCCGAAGGGAAGATTGCCACAGGAATAGTGGCGCTTACAGATGATCCATGCGGAACGATGCCATACACAAAAGTAGCTTACCAATATACGGATGATGGGAAAACCGTATTAGGTTGTTGGGCAGCGGATAAATCTCGGGTAATGATTGCCTGGAATGATCTTAGCTTGACTTCATATTCCCATACTTTTTTTAACGCAAAGGAAATAAAATGAAACGAATTATTATTGCATTGGGAGGGGTGACTCTTGCTGGTTGCTCCTTGCTAAACCCTGACCCATTTTCTAAACTGCAAAACACTACGGTACATTCTGATAAAGACATCCCAGCTATGAGCAGAAATGAGATTATTAATGCTGTCAATGAATGTGAAGGTAATGGTTTAAGACCAGTTATGATTACAGCTAGACGCAAGGTTAATGGTTTCTTATCGGAAACTGTAGCTGATGTCACTTGCGCCCCAAAATATATTAAATAGGAAATATTATGAATAGGAATTTAAAGATTTGGTTATGGGGTGTTATTACTGGTATGTGTTTTATGGGAATTATTGATGAAGCTCGATCTGAAACCATAGCGTCTATGCCAAATCAAGGCCAAGGGAAAATTGTCCTTACCAACGAAGCTTGCAGTTACGATGGAAAAACTTATAAAAATCTTACTCGGGCATATAACTATACCTATGAGGGATATACAACAGAAGGTTGTTTTTATGTAGAAGATGAAACGGTTGTTGTAATATGGGCAACAACTGGAAAGGCAACTACCATGCGTTATCCAGCAAATAGTTTTACTTTAACCAAAAAATCTATTAAATACGGAACTTAATATGACTTGGAATTTAAGGCTTGTTAATATGTCAAATGTAGAAAATCTTGATGATCCATACATTGAAATTAGAGAAGTTTTTTATGACCAAGTTGGTAAGCCTTTAGGTCATACAAAAGCCACTATGGGTGGTGAAAATAAAGAAGAAATTAGAACTTATTTGGGATGGGCGTTAGAGGCTTTAGATAAGCCAGTTTTAAAATTTAAGGATTGATATGACAACTTTTACCACTGAAGATCGTCAATATGCTGAAAAAGAAGATTTAATTAAACAGATGCAAGAGAAGATTATTTTCTTGGAATCAAAAAATAAATGGTTGATGGAGCAAATTGAGCAATTAGAAATGCAAATCTGGGGATCAAGATGAAAATTGATGTAAAAATTACCAAGGAAAACAGAGATGGTTCGGCTGATGCTGTCGTCAAATTTGATAAACAAGGACTCGAAACGCTCGTCCAATGGGGGCTTATCAGTATGCTTAAGCAAGCAATTAATGAATATGCCACTGCCGACCAAATTGCTAGTAGAGTTAATCCTACAGTTGCCAAACGAAAGCCAGCCACCAAAAAGAAAGCCAAAACAAAATGAACGCACTTGAATTAGCCGATGCAATTGAAAGATGTAATGACTGTGGATATAACTTAGATGCTGCAAAAGTATTGCGCCAGCAACAAGCCGAAATTGAGCATTTAAAAGAACTATTTGAAAAAGCTATGAGGATGATAGAAAAATGAGTAGCTGGCTAATCATTGTTACAGGAGTCATATATGTATGGATCTGTGCTGAACAGTTGGTCAAAGGAGACATTGGACTGGCTTGTATGTATGCTGGATATGCTTTTGCAAATTATGGGGCTTACCTAATTGCTACAAAGTAATGTAAAATGGTGCATTGCAACATAACTTATGGAGATACCATGTTTACATTTGAAGAGCAGTTTAAAAAGTATGAACAGTTACTTGAGCGCACCAAAGAGACTTATGAGTTTTGGACTAACTGCGTGATGTCTAGCTGGAAAGACTTTCTAAAAACTGGTAAGTAATAAAATCAAGGGGTTACGACCCCTTGTGTTTCTCAAAGTTTACAAATTAAATATTTTTTAATCGGGAAAGGGCTGTATTTGGCAGTTACTAGCTATTGGGTGGAAAGCCGCAAAAACCCCAACTTACTGCATCCTACAATGGCGGCTTAACACCCTTTTGGTGAATATTGCACCGCAATAGTGAAAGTGTGTAATTAACTACACATTTTATTGGGTATTCTAGAATCATGTTTACTTTATTTTTTCTGACAAACACAACAGTAATTTTTTATTGGTCTATACCTTTATAGTGCTATAATGGTCGAAACCCCTAAAAGTCTACAAACTTATAGAGGCTTCTAATCACATCAATAAGAAAGATTGACATGACTGCACAAATTTTAACCCAAGAATATTTATACACAATTTTTAACTATAAAGATGGTGAGTTATTTTGGAAAGTAAGGCCATCAAATTGTGTGAAAATTGGTGACAAAGTTGGATGTTTTGATAGTAGTAATGGTTATTATAAATTAAGACTTAATAATAAATATTATCACAATCATCGTATTATTTTTTTAATGCACTATGGTTATTTGCCAAAAATGGTAGACCATATTGATTGCAATAGATCAAATAATAAAATAGAAAATTTAAGAGAGGCAGATCAAACAACAAACCAACAAAATCAAAAACTTAGTACAAGAAGTACATCTGGTCACAAAAATGTTGTTTGGTCAAAAACAAAAAACAAATGGGCCGTTCGACTGATGATTAATGGAAAAACCAAACATAAAGGTTATTTTAAAAATTTACAAGAAGCTGCAGATCACGCTAAAAAAGTAAGGGAAGAAATGTTTGGAGAGTTTGCCAATCACGGCTAAAGCTCAAGAGGATCGAAGCCAAGTTCGTCCGATATAACCTTAGTACGCCTACGAAACTCAGCATCGTGGTGTGACCATCTCTGGGTCTTCCAGCGACTCATATGGACGCATTCATGGATTAAAACACGGATTACAGTTGATAGGTGCCCGCATTTCTTATCTGAAATGGTAATTGTATGCTCGTAATCTTCTCCGTCATCATATAAATATGTACCCATCGTTTCTGGATCAGAATCCACAATGAACTTAATCTGCTCAGGCAAAGGCATGGGCCACTTGTGAAATGGTTTCATACAATAAATTGCGCTGTATAAATTACGCAGAATAGATGGGGATAGTTTCATACTTGTACAATCTCGCCCCGGAATTCAACTTCATCTTCTCCGCATACCATAACCATCTCTGGCATTAACATACGGCCATCTGCAAAAGATAACATTACAAAGCCAGATCGCCAGTCTTTAGGACTATCTTCGCAATATTCAAAAGTAGGAGACATTGGATCAGCTAAGCAACCAGTCTGAATCCCCCAATAGGTTCCTTGGTAATTTGAAATTGGAGAGCAACAGAGGACGTGCGTATGCCCAGTAATGATGTTCGTGTTCCCCGCTGCCGTGAGATTGCTATAACCAGCCGTGCGACCGCCCTTAAAACGGTGCTTTACAATGGTTTCTTCACCTATCCAAAAGCTCCAGCAAGTCTCCCAGTTAGGAAAATGGTATTTAAGGCTAAAGCCATCTACTCCACTATATTCTGGCACTTTGTTGACCAACCAAGATTCATAGCGCATATCGTGATTCCCAAGTGTCCAAATTAGCCTGCATCCTGCTGGTCTGACTTTTTCAATTTCATCCAAATGCCAACGGCAAGCATTTAATTCTTCAAGAACTGTGGGCTTCTGATCGTAATTTATACTGGGGAAACGAGATAAAACTTGTCCATCGAAAGCATCTCCGTTACAGATAATAACTTCTGGTTTAAATTTTTTAATGAATTTTAAAAGCGCTCTAAATGCTGTAGTGGGTGCATCGGTAAAATGGGCATCTGAAAAAACAATAACTCTTTTTACCTTGTCTATATCAATGCCTCTTCTAACATTGTGAGCCGCTAATTCTATTTTTTTGGGTTTTTCTTTTTTGGCATCTCTTTGGGAATTATGAGTTGGTATTTCTATATCATATTTGATTTGTAAAGCAGCACGTCTATTTAATACACTACGAGGATTTAAACCAAGATGCTTGGCTACTAATGTTGGACTACCTAACTTTTTCCAAACTCTGATAAACTCTTCATCTTGTTGCTTGGTATATTGCATGATTTCCCCAAGGTTGTAATAGGTACGGCAATAGTAAGTTGGTAATGTGTCACTTATATGTAAACTACTGAATATTATAATAAAATGTATAGAAATAGGAAATTATTAGATGTATTACGACAATCCCCATGCCAGGCGTGTGGTAGAAGTGACGGCACAATCGTGGCTGCACATTCCAATCAGCTTAGAGATGGTAAAGGAAGAGGACTTAAAGCACATGACTACAGGTGTGCAGCGCTATGTTACACCTGTCATGCGGAAATCGATCAAGGGTCAAAACTCTCAAAAGCTGAACGTATTGAAGCATGGGAAGAAGCACACCGCAAAACTATTGGCTGGCTATTTGAAAACGATTACCTTACCTTGACTTCCTAATTTGTTCCATTTGTTTTGCCATATCAGACATTAGGATTTTAAGACGGTTCATTTCAGCCCGTTTGTCATCAGCGCTCATATCTTTGCTTTGTTCAATTCTACGGCTCTGTTTACGCAATTCAGCCAATTGCTTGGTGGTTTTGTCATAAACCTTGGATAGGGCAATATCATCACCCTTTTCCTCCATAACTTTAGTGGCTTTTTCCATATCACCCAATTCAGCATAATGGCGCATATCTGCTAGGGCAGACTGCAATCTGGCATTATTTTGATAGAACTGGGTCATATACTTAGATTGAGTCTGTGGCTCTGTTTTAATGAAGCCTAGAGCCAATGTATCGATTACTGGGGGATGAACCTTAGTACCCTCTTGGAAAGGCTCTACAGCCCGATCTGCGGTCGCTACAGCGGTTGCACCCAGCCATCCCAAATATGCCTTGATAGCATAGTCCATTTGAACTGGGGATATTCCTTGAGCATCTGGGTTAAATGTCAATATTTTAGTTGCACCCTCAGATATACCACCTAGCGCTATAGCTATGCCACTAGTCTTGTCTGTTTGGCGTTCTTGCTTAGAAAGGCGTTCCATACCAGCAGATTCAATAGGTGCACCAGTAAAGCTGTCTTTATTGGCATATAGGTCAATTAAAGGCTTCATCATCTGTGGGACTGGGTTAAGCGAGAAAGTATCCATTAGGATGGCATTCATCCGCTGACCAAAGACTTTACCCTCTACATTTTCATCCACGATCTGCTCATAGGTACGCTCTGCCACGGTTCCAACTGCACCAATTTCAAATGGTTTAGGAATACGGAACTGTGTCTCACCAATCTTAAACCACCAGAAGTTATCACGATCCCAATCTTCCCGGCGCTGGAAGTCTTCATCATCTTTATACATTCCATATAAAGCCATTGAAGCTAGGGCAATAGCGGAAGCCATTGTTGCAAATCTAGTTGCTTTTTCTTTATCGCCAATCTCTAATGGTTTACCCGTAGTAGCATTGCAGATTACACGATAGATTGGGCTAACACCATCACGACCAAGTTTATAAAGACCTTGCAAGCGAGCATTAAAGAATGGAACGCAAGAACCAATAACTTTGATT